CGAGCCAGTTGATGTTGGCGTTGTAATCGAACGCGACGCATATGGGACGGTTCGTATCCACATCCGCGTCCATCAGGCAAGAGTCATCCTTGAGCTTGTCGAAGTCGTAATCAAGGGAATCGAGGTGAGAGAAATTCGTCGCCGAATACTTGTGCGCGTCCGTCATCGAGGAATAGAACCCGTCGCGGGCGATTCCGATGCGCTTGCACAGGACGGAAGTCTGGAAAGTCAGCGGCGGAAGGTCTCGCTTCAGCTGACGGATGAAAGGTTCACCAAGCACCACCATATTGTCTATCGTGGAGACTTCGCGGTAATCGACGGCCACACTCCGCAGGCGGCATAGATCCGCAGACATGCGAGCAAACTCCTTCCGCAGATAGGGCGGAGGAGCAACGCCCTTGGACTTCATATCAAGGACACGCCTTCGGATCAGACACAGTTCATAGACGAGTCCGCGAATGCCCTCAATCAGCTCCGGATCGCATTTTTTGTCATAGTCCAGGAACCAAGAACCCTTCTTGGTCACGGGCATATCCGAGGAAATCAGCGTCGAATGATGGAAGAAATGACGGCCGAAATACTGCCGGTTGCCGCGAAGGGCCGGCAGCGTCTCGTCCTTAAGCTGCTCAAAGTCGATGAACTTCGCTTCATCGATGTCGAGAGCGTCGAAAGACAGAGAATTGGAAGTTCCTGATCGGTCTTGAGAGACGATGTAGGCGATGCTGCCATTGTAGAAAGAGAGGACATTCTCGTAATTCTGAACAGGGAACAGAGGAGAATTCCAATGCCATGCCTTGGGAGGCTTGATTCCGATGGCCCAATGCCGGTTGCGTTTCAGCCCCCAACGCTCCCAATGCACCAGCATTGAAGGGAGCGTATTGGTCAGTGCCCGCTTAATGTTTGCCGATATTATTCCGGTCATAGATCCAGGCATCTGTTCGAAATTGCGGCGGAGCCACAATGCGTGGACCATTCCCTTGCCGAATGCGCGTCCGGCAACAAGGACGGTGTCGCGCGCCTGAACGACCTGCATCAGGTCGCGCTGCACGTCATTCAGGTAGACCTTCTGCGATTCATTCGCCATCCTTGTTCACGTCAAACAGATCATCGACGTTGAACTCCACATTCTCAGGAAGGACGTCAACGACATTGTCGTTCCAGTATTTTTCTTTCAGAGCACGGATTTTCTTGCGATGGTCAGGCATACGAGAGATGCCGATGACAGCAGGGTCGTCGGTGAACTCAAGATTGAGAAGCTTGAGTTCACCCCAATCGACATCACGTTCATCCTCCTTGTCCAGTTTGGCATACTTGGCGTATTTGTCAGCGGCGGCCACCATGTCACGCGTGTTTCCGGCGGCTTTTGCCGCGTGGAAAGAATCTTCAATCATTGAGAATGCCCGGAAACGGTGGTAATCCTTGGTGGACTGCTGGAAGTCTCCGAGCAGAGTTTTGACAAGGCGCAGGTCTGTACGTGCCTGAGTGTCGCTCAAGTCGTATTTCTGCCGAACCAGGGCCACAATCTCCTTGTCGCGCTTCAGCGGGAAATTGAGCCAATATGAATATACATCACGGATGCGAAGCAGATGGCCGATGGTTGCAGGATGCATCCCGGCGGCCACGAGCGCATCCCGGTCATCGAAGAGATGCGTTCTGGCAACGTCAAGAATAGAGGGAAGCGGCATAGTCAGAAATCTTCGTCAGAATCCATTTCACGCAAATATGAAGAAGTGAGCTGAATGGCCACGGGCGAGCCTATACGGGCGAATTCCAACTCCTGACGGCGCAGGGCAAGAGCCGTCTCGGCCTTGGCTTTAAGATATGCACTTCTCAAAGGAGAGTCCAAGGCTGAGAGTTGAGCACGCAGCGCGTCCTCGTCCAAGGAAAGAATGGCGGCTATGTGCGAGACCGGAGTCAGGTCAGCAGCCAAAGCAGCCACTTCGGCAATCAGATCATCGTTGAAGGTCATCGAGAGACAGGGATTTTTCAGAAAGAGAAGAAAGGGATGAAGACAGTGAGCTGAATGCCCGGCGGTCGGTAGTGATCAGGCCGCATTCATACCGGTTGCCTCGCGTCTGGTTCTGTGTGGTGATCACCGAGACGTACCTCACACCGTCAGAAATCAGCACGACCTTGGAGTGGTTCTCGCAAAGGAAGACCGAAGAGCATACCGACCGGATAAAGTCGTAAAGAACCATAGTCTTACGTATAGCCCGCAGGTCGCAGAAAAGGTCGCATCTCCTGACAAGACCGGAAGCCTTGAACCGGTAAAGGCGGCGCAGGAACTCCTCCGATGTGGAAAAAGTGGAGATCATGATGTCCGCAGGGCCGCACTGCCGAAGGCACCAGCCGATGACATCTGCAAGCTGCAAGCGGTTGGAGAAGTATGGCTGTACGGCACGCTCCTCCAACGGCTTCAGGTCATCGAGCGAACTGCAGTCAGGCATGAGGTTCGCCGGAAACGGGGAAGCTGATGCCGAGCTGCGAAAGGGAGGCGACGGTCTCCGGCGACACTCCGAAGCCAAGAGCGTAGATCACATCCACTGCATCCTGAACCTTGGCGGCAGCTTCAGCACGGCGGTCATCCTCGGAAGATTCGAGAAGAATCTTCTTATATTTAGAAAGCGACTTGCGTGCGGCATTCAGACGCAACTTTACGGAGTCATCGCCGGAAGCATCCGCGTCATCAGCGTCAACGACCGGCGGGGCTGGATGCTGCGGAAACACGAAACCGTCATACATCTTGAGGTTCCGGCGGTATTCCGCATCCAGCTCGCCAAGAATCTTGACGCGCTCATAGCGGTCGCAAGGCTGCGCGTCAGACATCGCCTTGAGTTCATTGAAAAGCAGACGGATCTGTCGGTAGCGCGGACCGTTGGACTCCCACAGCTCACGGATTTCAGGCGGAAGGGAATCATGGTCCGGCCTTTTGCCACGCGCCACCACCGGTTCCGGATGTTCATCGTCGGAAGAGACGGCAGGAACAGAGGCCAACGTCTCGGCCACTGAAGGAAGCACCTCCTTTTCGATGCGGACCGCATCGGCCACGGCCACATCGTCGAGGCGCATATTGAGATATTTGCGCAGTTCATACACGAGCTTCGTCTGAAACTTGCGAGGCCGGCGGATTATCGAGTTGAAGAGGGCGCGGTTGCGGTTCAGCTGGAGCAGCATCGTAGCCCCGGCCACGATGTCCCGCGTCTCTTCGGGCGTTTCGAGCCAATCTTGAATTGATCGGGTCAAATGGGAATCAAGTTTACGCATTACGGTTAAAAACAAAAACCGGCGCAACGGCCGATCAAGGCGGTCGCGCCGGGAAATACAACAAACTAACCAAACAACTATATTCAAGCAGCGGCTTCCTCGAACATGCCGGTGGCACAGTCGAGAATGCCTTTTGATGTTTTCAGCTTGCCTTTGAAGAAAGGAGCCGGACATACATCTGAGACGGATATTTCGAGCGTTGTTCCGGCGGCGTCCGTAACGTTCATACCGGAATCCTGGGAAGGGTTCGTGTTGGTCTCCATCATCTCATTGCCGATCACGCGGAATTTTCCGTCGCGCTGCTGCACGACATACACAAGGTCATCGACATTGGCCATCCGGGAGAATCCGGTGGCCGCCTCATCTGTGCCGGCATACTTGAGCGTAGAAGAATTGAGGAACGACTTCGAGGCACCTTCGCCTTGCGAGGCGGAAGTCACGTTGGAAGCCGTCGATAGAATGTCCATCGTCTTGAACACCGCATCGGCGGCGAGTACGAAGTCCCCGTCATAACAGGCGATGGACTCCATAGTGGCATCTTCCGCGTCCACATCGGGAAGTGTGGGCCATTTCACGATCAGGCTCTTAGGGATGAAGAACACCATAGGACGGATTCCCGGAAAAGTGTTCTTCCCTTTGCAGAATCTAAGGCTGTCATAAATGTTGACGGCAGAGCAGTCTGTAGTCATAATCAGTATTCAGTTGGTTCTATGCAGCGGGATGGAGCTTGCCGACAAGAAGTCTATCCTTGTCTATGGACTCGAATTGCGCGCCGAAGAACATGGTGAGTATGAATTGAAGCAGGAAGGCGTGGTGCTTCTCGACAGTCAGCGTCTCCTTGGAACCAGGCATCTGGTCAACACCAATGAGCATGTTCTGGCGTGTCGAGAGATGGATGAACGGCGACTTGGACTTGGCGGCCATAGGCACGAACCGGATATTCGGGAAGCCTTCGACAGAAGTCTGGTTGAACTTGTCGTAGACAGGAGAATTGCCGGTAGTGGCCTTGAAGTCGGCATTGTAGGCATCTAAGACAGATCGAGGCACGTAAAGGAGAAGGCCGGAAGCCTGCGATTCCGTCGCGCCGTCGAAATTCTCCAAAAGCTCGTCTGATGCTGCCCGGCAGAACGACGATAGCATATCAACCGCATTAACGTCGGTGATTGCCTCGGAGAATTCAAACAGGTTTCCGGCTTCAGCCGAGATGTCGCCAGCCGCGATTTCATTGGAAGTGATTGTGTCGAAGCCGTTGAACAGGTCTTTGGTCTTATTGCCCCCGGCGTTGCGGACGGCATCGAAGAGATGCACCGCAAGGCCGCGCCCCACTTTCGCCGAGAGAAAAGCAAGCACCTGACGGACGATGTCAACGTTTTTGAGGCCTTCTCCCGAAGTGATGGAAGAGCCGTATATGGATTGTGCCACACCGTTGGGAGAGAAATTCTTCACGACGTCTCCGAAGAAT